ATGGTCGGCGTCATCCGGACCGGCATGGGCGCGCGCAGCCAGCCGCTCCTGTTCATCATCACGACCGCCGGCTTCGACATCAAGAGCCCCGCCTACGACGAAGAGCAGTATCTGAAGCGCGTGCTCGATAGGGTTGTCGTCGACGACAGCTACTATGGTCTGATCTACACGCTGGATGAGAACGACGACTGGCGGGATCCGGCGGTGTGGGTCAAAAGCAACCCGAACCTGGGCGTCGGGAAGAAGCCTGAGCAGATCTCCGACCTGGTCCGAGAAGCAGAACACCGTCCGTCGGCGAAGCTGCAGGTTCTCACCAAAGAGCTCAACGTCTGGACTCAGTCACTCTCCTCGTGGCTCGACTGGCAGATCTGGCAGCGAAACAATCGCGAGATCTGGCGCGAGGAGGAACTCCATGGCCGTCGGTGCTGGGCGGCGCTGGACTGCTCGATGTCCCGCGATCATACCGTCGTTACCTATGCGTTCCCTCCGTACACGGATGGCGACAAGTGGCGATACGTCCACCGGATCTGGGTGCCGGCGGAGGACCTCGCCGAGAAGTCGATTCGTGACAACGCCGACTACGTGCGCTGGATGGCCGATGGGTGGATCGAACACCCGGGTGAGACGATCAACCGGGATGCGGTGTTTGAGCGGATCCTCGAGGACCTCGAGCTCTTCGACGTCCGCGAACTCGCCTACGACCGTTACGGCGACGGGCAGCCGATCGCGCTTGACCTCGAGGCCAAAGGTCTTCCGGTCCTGATGTTCCCTCAGCATGCGAAGGAGTTCACCGCGCCGACGAACGAGTTCGAACGGCTCGTGCTCGCCGAGTTGATGAGTCATGGGGCGAACCCGGTGATGGACTACTACGTGCAATGTTCGCACATCTACGAAGGGCCGAACGACACCAGGAAGCCGGTGAAGCATCGCCAGGGCGACGATACCTCCCGGATCGACGGCGTAATCACCTCGGTCATGGCCACATGGCGAGCGATTATCGCGAAAGACACCGGTCGTAGCGTTTATGAAGAGCGGGGGGTCATCGCGACATGAGACTGATGGAGCGGCTGCGCCGGGCGTATGCAGCATTCACCCTGGACGATCTCGACAAAGAGATGGACCGCGCATACAATGGCACTCCGTCGCTATCCGGAGCGAATGTGGACGCGAATACGGCGATGACGTTCTCCGCGTTCTTCAACGGCGTGCTCCAGATATCCCAGACGGTCGCTTCACTTCCATGCCCGATCTACCGCCGCATTTCAGATACCGAGCGACAACTCGACCGCAAACACCATCTTTGGAGACCGCTGAACCGCCGAGCCGGACCTTATATGACGGCGCATACATGGCGCGAGACGATGACACACCACACGATTGTCTGGGGCAACAGCTACAGCTTGAAGCTCCGCGATCGGGCCGGACGCGTCGTGGGGTTCGTACTGCTCAATCCGGAACGGACCGAGATCAAGCTGAAAGAGGACATTCCGGTATTCGCACATCGTGGTCGCGACAACCAGGAGATCCTGCTCCCGTTTGATGACGTCTTTCATCTGCCGGGGCTTGGTTTCGATGGGCTACGGGGCTACTCGCTTCTCACGATAGCTCGTGAAAGCCTTGGACTTGGTCTTGCCCTCCAGGAGTTCGGGTCCCGATTTTTCGGACAGGGGACGAACCTCGGCGGTATCGTCACGCGCCCGCCGGAGGCGCCCCGGCTCTCCCCGGAAGCAGCGAATCGTCTCGAGGAGAACATCCGTCTCAAATGGGAAGGGTTGAAGCGATCACATGGCGTGATGGTCCTCGAGGAGGGCTCAAAGTACGAACGGATCGGAATGCCCCTCGAGGATGCTCAATTCCTCGCAACGAAGCAGTTCAGCATACAGGATATGGCCCGCTGGTTGAACATGCCTCCGCACAAGCTCAAGGATCTCACCAGATCGAGCTTCAACAACATCGAGCAAGAGCAACTGTCCTGGTTGGTCGATACCATTCGGCCCTGGCTCATCCGATGGGAAACCGGGATCAACACGTGGTTGATCGACGAGCGCGAAGTGGACTCGGTTTACGCCGAGCACACAGTAGATGCTCTACTTCGCGGAGATATCAGCACCAGATATGCCGCACTTACCGCTGCCCGCCAGAACGGGATCATCAATGGTAACGAGTGGCGAGCGATGGAGAACTGGAATCCGATTGAAGGTCCTGCAGGGACGGCATATTTGGTGAACGGCAACATGGTTCCGGTCGAGTCAGCGGGCAAGGCGCGAAGCCCCGGAGCGACGTTGGATGACGCACTATCCACGCTCTCGAGTAGTCCAAAGCGGCAGGATCCAGCAGAACCGGAAAAACCGGAAGGAGCAGACGAATGAAACGTTCCCGAATCAGCATGAAGGTGAAGGCTTCGGCCGAGGAAGCTGAGCTTTCCATCCTCGGGCCTATCGGTCAGTCCTGGTTTTTCGATGAAGTATCACTTCAGATGGTGCTGGACGCCCTGGATCAGGCGAAAGATGCGCCGCGTATTCGTCTGCTACTCAACTCTCCAGGGGGTGACGTCTTTGAAGCCATGGCGATCTACAACGCTCTGGCAAAGTTCCGGGAGAAGCTCACGGTTGAGGTGCTCGGGCTGGCTGCATCGGCGGCCTCTGTGATAGCGCTCGCCGGTCGCGAGCTCGTGATGGGTAAAGGCTCGTACTTCATGATTCACGATCCGTGGGCCGTCACGATAGGACCGGCGGAAGAGCATGAAAAGACAGCCGATCTGCTCAGAAAGATGAGTGGCAGCCTGGCTGAGCTCTATGCAGCGCACTCTGATCTCACCGTTGACGAGGTTCTTGTCGCAATGGAGGCAGAGACCTGGTATACGGCGGCTGAAGCCGTCGAGGCTGGATTTGCTTCATCTACAGCAGAGGATACAGAGATTGCGGCGGTGTCAATCGATACCATCCGTTTTCAGTACAAACATGTCCCCGCCGGCATGGGGACGACTGCCGCAAGCGTCGATCAAGAGGTTCCGCGGACAGCCAAGGCGTTCGAGCGCTTCCTGCGAGAGGCTGGATATAGCCGCTCGGAGGCCACGGCGGTTGCCGCGCGCGGAGCGAAGGCATTGCTTCCCGAGAGAGAGTCCCGGGAGGAGCCAGACACTGCGCATTCAGCGAACTCGGAGATCGAGTGTCTGAATGAGAATCTGATGCTACGCAGCAGAAGTATCGCAGCCAACATCAGCATCCATGGGAGGATTGCATGAAACCACTGGCAGAGCTGCAAAAGCAGCTCCGAGAGCTCGATACGAAGCGCAAGGACTTCGAATCGGCTCACAAGGACACGGCCATGACGGCCGAAGATCGTGAGGAGTTCAAGCAACTCCTCGACAAGATAGACGAGGTGCTCGCGGACATTGAGCTCGCCGAGCGCTCCGAACAGGCAAATGCCGCGGCATCAGCTCCGGTGCCGCCGCCTGCATCGTTGCAGATTCATAACGTCGCCGATGAGGCGAAGTACAGCTTCGGTGAGTTTCTCCGCGACGTCGCGTTCGCAACCCGGTCGCAAATGCAGGAGATATCTCCCCGTCTTGCCATGCATCAGAAGCGAATCAAGGCGGCCGCAAGTGGGGCAAACGAGGCGCTGCCCGCCGAGGGCGGGTTTCTTGTCGGAACGGATTTCCTTACCGGCATCAAGCAGCGGATGTACGAGAACACATTGCCCGGGCGTTGCTCCCGCATGGGGATCACCGCAGCATCGAACGCCGTGAAGATCAATGGTATCGATGAAACGTCCCGCGCGGACGGGTCTCGCTACGGAGGTGTTCGCGGCTACTGGGTGGAGGAAGCCGGATCAATCACAAGCTCCAAGCCGAAGTTTCGGCAGATCGAGTTTCAGCTCAAGAAGCTCGCCGCCCTCGCCTATACGACCGACGAGCTTCTCGCCGACGCTCCCGCGCTCGAAGAGATTATGAGGAGCGCGGTTTCCGGCGAGCTCGCATTCAAGCTCCAGGACGCGCTGATCAACGGAGACGGCGCCGGCAAACCTCTTGGGATTCTGGAGTCTCCGTGTCTTGTCACGGTCACCAAGGAAACCGGGCAGTCTGCGGATACGATCGTGCAAGAGAACATATCCAAGATGTGGGCGCGCATGTGGGCGCCGTCACGGCTGAACAGCGTGTGGCTCATCAATCAGGAAATCGAGCCGCAACTCGACACTCTTGCGGTTCCCGTCGGGACCGGAGGGTTTCCGGTTTACATGCCGCCTGGAGGCATTGCCGATGCGCCCTACGGGCGGCTGAAGGGACGGCCGGTCATCGCGATCGAGCAGTGTCAGGCCCTTGGGGACGCCGGCGACATCATCCTGGCGGACTTCAGTCAGTACATGATCGCCGACAAGGGTGGCGTGCAGAGCGCGAGCTCGATGCACGTCCTTTTCACGACCGACGAGATGACGTTCCGATTCATCTATCGGGTGGATGGCCAGCCGCTGTGGAACAGTGCGCTCACGCCGTATAAGGGCACGAGCAATACCCTGTCGCCGTTCGTGACGCTCGGAGCCAGGGCGTAAGGAGGAGGTTATGAAGAACATTGATTCTGTTCATGTTGTGCCGCTGACCGCTCCGGTCTCGATTACCGCGGCCAATCAAAGTGATGTGGTTGGACTCAAGGAGTATCACGCGGTCAAGCTATTGGTGCCGGTAGGCGCTCTCGCCGTGAACCTCACGATCACGGTAGAGGAGTGCGACGACACCACACCGTCGAACTCGACAGCAATTGCGTTCCGGTACCGGAAGGCCTCGGCGGTCGGGACCGACAGCATGGGCTCATGGGCGAGTGCGGAGTCTACCGGACTCGCGCTCACTGCAACTACGGACAACAATAAGCTCGTCGAGATCCTCATCGAAGGTGCCGAATTGAGCGATGGTTATCCGTATGTCCGTGTCGTCCTGACGCCGGCGTCGGCAAGCGCGTGTTTGGTTTCGGCCCAGGCATTGCTTTCGCCACGCTATGCTCAGGCCGTGCCGCCTTCCGCGGTCGACTGATCCGGATAGGTAGGAAAGAAGGTTTTACGCCGGCGGCATAATAGCGTGCCGCCGGTCACTCTCAACATGAGGAGTCTAAGACATGAGTGTCAAAGCTAACTACAAAGATCGTTTCGGAGGCTCGCTCGGTTTCTATGATCCAGTGACATTTGAGACGCTCGATATCATCAAGCCGGTGAAGTTCTATGAGGATTTTCTCGGAGCAGCCGGAGGCGGCCCGTTCGACGGGACGATTGTGTGGAATGTTGTCGACGTCGGCGATGCAACGGAAGCGATCAGCGCGGACAGCGCAAACGGCGTTTTCAAGCTCCATCTGGCAGCCACCAGTGAGGCCGAGGACGCGGTCCTCTATCAGAACGACAACAAGACCTTCGACGTCGGTTCGGGCCTGATCTTCGAATGCCGGATAAACGTGGCAGTCGATATCGGTACCGGCGTGACCGCGGTATTCGGAATGGCCGGCGACCACAATCTGGCAAAGGATAGCGTGACCGAACACGCGTGGTTTCGCCTCCAGGCTTCCAACGCCGTGCTGGTCGAGACCGACGACACGACCAACGACAACGATGATGAGGCAACCGGGGTCACGGCTGTCGCCGGGACGTACAATATCTTTCGTATCGATTTCACCGACTTGACCGACGTCAAGTTCTACATCGACGGTGTTCGTGTGGCGGGCTCGACGACGTTTGATATGTCGAATCTGACCGCGGCCGAACAGCAGATGCAACCGTACTTTTCGCTTGACAGGGCGAGCGGAACGGGACTGGGCGATCTCGATATCGACTATGTGAAGATCTGGCAGGACAGGAGCTGACGATGGCAATTCAAACGAAAAGCGTGAAAAACGCGCTCGTATGGTATGACGATCGCTACACGAACCGGTGGCTGGAGGCGGTCGGCGACAACGTCATCAAATGGGCGCTCCCGGTCGGCGTACCGAAAGACAATACGACCAATGATCCGAACGGGCTCGTCAATACCGAGACGGGAACGAACACAATTCTCTCGGCGACGACGCCGGGGGACCGTCTGATTATCACAACCGGTGGGACGGAGTACAACGGCGTGAATCTGCAGGCGCATGGATCGGCGTTCAAGCTCGAAGCAGGAAAGCCACTGTATTTCGGTGCAAGAGTCGCCATGCAGAACGGAGCGAAAGGCGACTATCTCATCGGTCTGTGCGAGGTTGATACGACGCTGCTCGCAACGGCTTCGGCCCACGGGCTCGCGGTGACCGATGACGGAGTGTATTTCTACCAGCTCAACGACGCTACCGTCATGACCTTTGTCAATGAGCTCGGCGGGGTCGAGGGCGCGATTTCCTCGGGTGTCACCACTGGCAACGGGAGCTATCACGACTATGAGTTCTACTGGGACGGGTCGACGCTGTACGTCTATGTGGACGGCACGCTCATCGGATCGGTTGCAAGCGGACTCGCCGACCAGGCGCTGACGCCGAGCATAAACGTTCGTGCCGGTGACGACGGGGCGGAGATCCTTTACGTCCAGTGGATGCAGGCAATCCAGATCCGGTAGCCCGAGGCGGGTGTCCCTCTTCGGGGCGCCCGCAACGAACAGGAGGCAACCATGCTTACATGGGGTGCGAATGGCCAGTGGTGCAAGATAAACGAACAGGACGACCTTGTCCGCGGTCCGCAGCGAGTGAAAACCGCTGTCTGGGTCGCGACAAGCGCCACGGCCGGAACTCATTTGCTCGAGCTTACGGAGATTTCTTCCGAAGCCCCGATCGCCGCGGCGCCGGCCGAAGCAACGCAATTCGCCAAGGAGCTGGCTATCCCGTCCGGAATGATCGAAGGGATCAAGGTCTCCGATCTCGACGTCGGGTATGTGCTCCTCTATTTCGAGGAACGGCCGGCTGAAGGGGTCTCCGCGCGTGCGATCCATGACGCTTCCCCGCTCGTGCCTGAGGAATAGGGATGGCAGATCTGACGGCAGATGCACTGATATCGGTTGAAACACTCGAAGAATACTTGAGCCTTGACGGCGATGTATGGGGCGCGGAAGATCATGATTTTGCTGTGGGTCTCATCAACGCCGCGAGCCAGCGGGCGAACACGCTTACGGCGCGCAAGCTCAAGAGCCGCGAGTACGCCGACGTCAGGCTCGACGGGACCGGAAGCGATATCTTGCTCCTGCCCGAGTATCCGGTGACTGCCGTCTCTGAGGTCCGGATCGATTCATCGCGCGAGCTCGGTGACGACACAATCCTGGAGTCCGACGAATACGAGTACTACGAGGATGGGCGGCTGTACGTGCCGGCGGGGATCCCGCGGTCGCGCCGATGCGTGATGATCACATACACCGCAGGCTACGTCACGGTTCCGCCGGATCTCGAGCATGCGGTGATCGAATCGATTGCATACCTATGGAAGCGGCTCCGCTCCCGGGCGATCGGGACCAGATCGGTTACCGCTGACGGAGTGACGACACAGTTCGAGATCGACATTCCGATCCCGGCAATGAGGGTCTTTCAGTCCTACGGGAGGACGCGATGATCCACGTGTTCGTCGACGTCCAGGATCGGTTTTCTGATGAGCTCGAGCAATTCGGCAAGCGGGCACCAACCATCGCGCTGCGGATCTGCCGGACGATTGGGCAGGAGTTCCGGAAGTTCACGAAAAAGAACTACCTGCGCGGCCAGGTGATCGGAAAGCGGACAGGAGAGCTGTACAAGAACATCAAGATCGTCACCGACAAGCGCAGCAAGAACGCGGTGATCGTCAAGCCGTGGGCACGTCTGGCGAACATCTACCACAACCCGGAAGGTGCGACGATCACGCCGGTCGCCGGAAAGGCACTGAAGTTTGAGACCAAAGACGGCCGGATCGTCTTCACAAAGAGAGTACGTCTGGCACCGCGGCCATGGATGAGGAAGGCTACCTCAGAGTTCAGTTGGGCACAGGAGATTCCAAGAGCAGCTGAGAAAGTGCTTAATCGGGAGTTGAAGAAGCTGGAGGCCAAATATGGGAGCGGTTAGGACAATAGTCGATACCGCGTGGGCTGATATTCAGTCGCGCTTCGGAGCGCTCGCCGCTGAGAAATCGCTCCCTGAACCGAAGTATGCAATCGGGGCAGACTGGTTCAGCCGCCTCCGTTATCCAGTTCTCTTTCTCACGACCGACTACATTCGCCAGGAAACATCCGCAATACTCGGCGAGGAGGTGTCGGTGGCACTGGACCTGGTTCTCGTCCATACCGCCGGCAAGGCGGATGTGCTGGAGACAGCAATGATCGATTACACCGATTGCCTGCTCGAGCTCATCCGCGACGATCACACCTTTGGTGGCGCCTGTCAAATCGGGGAGTTCGTCTCCTCGGACCTGTACGCCGGCGCCCAGGACGGTCGGGATCTCGGCATCGCGTTGCTCTCGATCCTGCTTCGCCAGGAGATAAGCATATGACCGATTTCATCTTCTGCGCCTCGAGCGCAGTGTGGAGGGACAGGTGAATACGAAGAACATCCTCTTTACTATCGGCGGACCGGAGACGACTGCGGGAACTGCCGTCTCATTGACTCATGTTCTGCCGATTCGTGAGAGACCCGGCTTCCGGGATCAGGCAGAAAAGATGGAGGATCCGGCGATCACCGGTGTGAACATGGTAATCGCCGAGTATCTGGCCGCTCGAAACTTGAGCGGACCGCTTCCGTTGAGCCCCAGGCCCTGCGCCGGGTTCGGGAAGCTTTTGAACTCGCTCCTCGGTCAGGAGAGCACGCCCGCGCAGATCGGCGCGATCATGCGGATCCGCTATGGCGGGTCCGAAGACTCGGCGAAAATCTCGGCCAGCACCAGTGCCGATACGCTCACCAGCGAGGTCGGAGATCTGGGCAGTGAGTCCGGAGACACCAACTTCGGCACGAGCGGCGTCATCGATCTTACCGATACCGCGACCGACACGGTGAGCGAGCTCGTAAGTGTGATCGACGCTTACGACGACTATGAGGCCGAGCTCGTCACCGGGAGCGGCAGCATCGATGCAGCCGACATCATCAATATCACCGAAGCTCAAGGCAAGGGCCGGTGGGTCTACGTGTTTTTCTCCTCGGCGACGACTTCACTGTATCTGCATCAGTGGCCGGTGGATCTGACGAACACACAAAGGAAGACGTACACCGTCCAGGCTGATGGGATCCACGACAACTTCCTCGCTGCCGGCGTGGTCATCGACCAGATGTCGATCTCCGGAGCTCTGAAGGCGATGATCGAGGCCGAAGCGCAGGCACTCGGATTCACCTTCACCGCGGGCCAGAGCGCTCAGGAGCTCGAGCTCGAGGCGGTCGATCCATTCCTGTTCTATTCAGGCTCTTTCAGTCTCAACGGGGTTGCCCAGCCGTTCATCCGCAACATCAGTTTCGACATCATGAACAACCACAATGCCGACGGCTACGGCATGGGATCAGCCTCGAGGCAGTACCACGACAAAGGCATGTTCGGTGTCACGTCGCAGCTACAGGTCCGATATTCGGCGGACATCTATGCACTCTACGCGAAGGTGTTCAACAACCTGCAGGCCGGGCTCGACGTCTACTTCACGACGCCCGGATACATCGGAACGGCGTCGGATCTGATCAAGGGACTGCTCATCATCGAGGCGCCGTACTGCAACGTCACCGATTACGACACGAACGATAACGCCGGGGTGCTCGACGCGACGATGAATCTGCGGATCGTCAATCCGTCCAGTGGATACGGCTCGCCGTTTCGG